CAGCGAGGCCACCGCCAAGGTCACCCAGGCCAAGTATTTCAACCGCATAAGCGCCGAACAGAATCTAATCGCCCACACGATCCAGACCGAGTACTTGGAGAGATATGTCCTGCCGGACCTCGGCATCAAGCGCGGGGCTATCCAGATATTCTTTAACAACCCCGACCCCGAGGCCCAGCTGAAGAAGGCCCAGCTCCTCCAGATATTAACCGCCCTTGACCCCACCGACCCCGAGTTCCTACTCTCCGTCGAGGAAATGGCGGAGATATGGGGCAAGCACCCCAAGGCGGGCGAGTACGACACCGACAAGGTCCAGGATATGCTCCTGGAGAGGGTCGCCCGGCATATCGCCGACATCCAGGGCGGAGCTCCCGCCGAGGATCCCAAGGAGGGCACCCAATGAGCAGGAGCCCCGTGAACCGCAGGGACCCCTCGGGCACCCGCGGAGTAGAGCGGCGCACCATTCAGAGGATGGGGCGCATCATCGACGCATACACCGAGGCCATGTCGAGGGTCGCCTCCGGCATCGACGAGGGGGTCTCCGTAGCAAGGGACACCGACCGCCAGTACAACCTAAACCGCCTACATGACGCGATGGTCTCGGACCTGCAGGTCGTAACAGAGGGATGGATAAAGGAGACCGAGGAAGCAACGGTCAGGAACACCGACAGGGTCCTGAACAATCTGCACACGGGCATAAGGCTCGGCAACATCCCCGTCCCCCGCGAGGAGGCCACGATGGTGGCCGTAGGAATCGAGACCAACGTCCGCACCATAGCAGACGACCTCCTGAAGGACGCCGCCCGCATCGCGGCCGAGGGATACCAGCAGGGGCTCGGAGCGGAGCAGATAGCCCGCAACATCGAGAAGGACGGCGACACGATCAAGTGGAACGCCAAGAGGATGGTAAGAACCGAGACCATGAGGGTCTGCGACATCATCAGCAAAAACCGCTATGAAGCGGCCGGGTGCGACGGATATATGAGCTTCCCGACCGAGGACGACAGGCTCTGCACCAAGTGCCTCGCATACGCCACAGGCGGAAGCGGGACCCGCCTGAAGGTGTACGGATTAACCGAGCCCATGAGCCTCCCCTGGCATCCCAACTGCCGCTGTTGCAGGATCCCCCACTTCCCCGATATGGAGGCTATCACGATATGAGCAAACACAAGGGATATTACAACACCGCCGGGACCATGTCCTCGTATGAGACGACCGCAGACGGCGGGCTCCTGGTCCACGGGGTCATAGTCATGGCCGCGGGCACATGGACCGACATGCACGGCATTAAAACCATATTCAGCCCCGAGGTCCTCCAGGCATGCGCCCAAAATTGGGCCGACAATGCAGTCTGGACCAGGCACGCGGGAGGGACCCCGCGGAGCGTCACCGAGAAGGTCGGCGCCGTACTAAATCCCAATTACTCTCCAACCGAGGCCGCCGTAATAGGCGACGTATTACTGCACAACCAGACCGACGCCTCCCGCGCATGCTCCGCCCTCGTACAGATGGCGAGAGAATCACGCGGGCTAAAGGACGTCAGCGCGGAGACCATCGTGGACATTGACAGGGATGGGAATGTCCTCGACGTAACCTTTACAGGGCTCGCCCTGGTAGAGGATGGGGCGTGCGAGACATGCCGCCTGCCGGCGTACTCGGTACAGGAGGATAACACCATGGCAGAAGAAGAAACCAAGCAGGAGACCAAGGAGGAGACCACCACCGAGGAGACCGAGGTGCAGACCGAGGCCCCCAAGGACCAGGACCTCCTGGACATGCTGGTCGGCTTCATCGAGGGACTGATCCCGGACACCAAGGGACTAATCGAGGGCATCAGAGCCTCCGAGGGAGAGGACCGCATAAGGGCCCTCGGCAAGCTCGAGGGTTGCATGCAGGCGTGGGGAATCCCCACCGTGGCCGAGGAGTACTCCAAGGCCATGGACGAGCGCCTCGCACAGTTCGAGAAATCCCTGGACGAGAAGCTGGCTAACATCCAGAACCAGGTCGCACAGTACAGCGCACCCACCGGCCTAAAAGGCAAGATGGGTGCAGAGAAAGACGCAGGGGTACAGCGCCAGACCCTGGTCCTTTATGGGAGCGGCAGGACTGCTCTCTATTGAGGCGCAATAAAGGAGACATGAGAATATGGCAGCAATAACCGCCTTCCCCGAGATCCCCGACACCATGCACGGAGCTTTCGGAACGGAGGTCACCAAGACCGCCTCCGCCGACATCCTCGGCGGCCAGGCCGTACAGATCAACAGCAACGGAACCGTCGCACCCGCGACCGCATCCACCCAGAAAATCATCGGAGTCGCACTCTACGACATCCCCGCAGGCACCGAGGGTGCAATCAGGGTCGTCGGAGTGGCAAGGTGCGCCAACGCAGACGGAGCGACCGCAATAACCGCGGGAGCAGCAGTCACCGCAGGAGCCCTCGGCGGAGTCACCGCACACAGCACCGGCACCGCCGTCGGAATCGCCCTGGAGCCCATCGCGGGCGGAGCAACCGGCCTCGTAGCCATCGGAGTATTTACCGCATAAGGGGGCTAAAAAATGGAAACAGGAAAATACATCAGCAAGACCTGCGACTTCGCAGGAAACATCCTGCCCGTCGGAATGTATGACAGGCAGAGCCCCAGCGCCATGCTTAAAACCATCATGGCCGCAGAGAAGGCGACGGGATCCCTGGACTTCTCCGCCGAGATGACCGAGAAGATCTTGGCACACATGCCCGAGACCATGGTCGGAATGAAGGCCGACAAGCGCGGAGCCCTTGAGTTCTCCGAGTTCAAGAGGGCCGACTTCCTCTCCCCCACCGGCCCCGCAGGATCCACCATCAAGGGAAGCGGAGTCGTTGACATCCTGGTCGCGGACACCATCATGGAGGGCGCCATGCCCTACGTCTCCGCCAGGAAGGTCCTCGAGGTATGGAGGACCAACGCAGGCGCCGAGCAGATCCCCTTCTTCACAGCAAGGAAGGGAGCCAAGAAGTCCGCACCCAACGCAGACGCGGACGACCTCGCCGAGAGCATCGGAAAGGTCCTCGCCGTCCCCCAGGAGTACAAGCTCATGTGCACCCTGGACAAGGGACTCCTTCAGGACGCATCCGTCGACGTGAAGACCGCCGCCATCCGCGAGATGGGAGCGACCATGGAGATCGCCCTCGAGCAGAAGGCAGTCGATGTCTGCCTCGCCAACGCATACGGAACCAACACCAGCGCCGCCACCGCCGACGCATTGAAGGGACTGAACCTCGCCCGCGGCCAGATTGGCAAAAACGGCTTTAGGGCCACCGGAGCCCTCCTCGCCCCCATGTTCGAGGCCAACGCCCTCAACAGCATGGCGGTCCCCGCGTACAATGACAGGGCCCAGGGAGTAGGAGAGAACGCCAGCCTGGTCCGCTTCGCGGGACTTGACCTCGGCGTCAGCGGAGCAAGTGGCCTCGATTGGGGAACCGCAACCAATGTCGGAGCCATCGTCGTGGACAAGACCCACGCCCCCCACATCATTATGAGGGAGGACATGACCCTCGGCGAGTTCGACAACGTAACCAAATACGCCGAACAGCCCACCGTGGTCTCCCGCTTCTGCGTGGTCGCACCCATCGACGCCAAGAAGCAGGACAACAAGGGCGCCTGCATCAAGGTCGTCAACAGCTGAACACCGCCGGGGGACGGAGATCCCCCAACCATCCGTCCGTGAGAACATGATCCTGAACACCCACACCAACGCGAAGGTCCTGACGCGCGAGTATCAGCGTACCCTCGATACCGCAGTCATAAACCGCAACCGTGTCAGCGAGCACCAGCTCCAATGGCTGGACGTGCCCGCCTCCGTGGGAACGGGAGCATACGACAACCAGGCTCGCGGATGGATGGACTGCCCGTCCTGGGATGGGAGCGAGCAGAGATTCACTCCTCTGGACGGTCCCGGACACAAGGGGGTCAGACCGTGACCTCCCTCGAGACCGTCCGTGCGCTGTCGGGCCTCGGCTCGGACGTAGTCCCCGACGAGGATCTCGCAGTACACCTCCAGCTGGCGCAGGACTGGTGCGACACCAGGGCGACCGGGTACGGAGTATCCGCACCCGACTCCGCCGTGGCGCTCATGACAATCTTCTTCCTGCGCCAGTATCTGGACCTCAAGGGCGTCAAGCCCTCCAGCCTGTCCCTGCCGGACATCTCGATGGCCACCGATGTGCACAGCATGTGCGAGCTGGCCAAGAGCTCGGCGGTGGAACAGATCAAGGCCCTCGCCTTCGCCAGGGGCGGGGCTGTCAAGCACATCCGCTCCGGGAAGGTGGGCAGATGGCGCTGACCAGTCCCCTCGCGTCCATCATCGGGAACAGCCTGCACCAGACCTGCACCGTGTACCGCTACGGAGGTTCAGACCCCTCCGGCCAGCCCGTCTATCATGACGGGGTGGAGTATCCGTGCAGGCTCGCCATCAGGACCGTCCGGCAGATGAGCCCCACGGGGGACATCATCACGAACACGGCCGTGGAGACGGTCGTCCCCGCCGACTGCCCCGTGCAGGCGCATGACATGATTGACCTCCCCGCACCGTATGAGCAGGGAGCGGTCATCCACGAGGTGGTCACGGCCACCGACCAATGGGCGAGGACCACGCACAAGGTCGTGAGGATCTTATGACCGATATAACGGTCGACCAGCTCGGCAAGGCGGCGGAATCCCTCCGCCGGATGGCGAGGGAGCACCCGCATATCGTCGAGCATTACATGATGCGCCACGGGGCCAGGATCGAGGCCAAGGCCGCATCCATCACTCCTGTCGACAAAGGTTTCCTGAGAAGGGCGACGGAATACCGTGTCGACGGTTTCTACGGTGTGACAAGGTTGACGGTGGAGAACCGTCTGTCCTACGCTGTCTACCAGCACGACTATCCGCACCGTCACTCCCAGCCGCAGGCCCGGGACCACTTCATTTCTATTCCATTCGCGGCCGAGATCCCGCTCCTCGTGAGGGACATCATCGAGGCCGACATCAAGGAGGCCGAACAATGACACAGCAATACACCCCCGTGACCTGGCAGGATGAAACCACAAGCCAGCAGGGCACATTAATCAACGCAGAGAGACTCAACCAGATGCAGACCGCCCACCACTTCGCGGATGGGTTCGAAGAGGTGGATGCGGTCCCCACCGCCAACCCTGGGGTCAGCTATCACAAAATCGTCTATTGCACCGCAGACAGCACCTTCTACCGCTGGGACGGCACCGAATGGACCGCCGACATTGACGACGAGACCAAGGCCCTCCTCCAGCAGGAGATAGCACGCGCCACCGAGGCCGAGGGAGAGCTGGCGCAGGACATAGCAGACGAGACCACCAGAGCCACCGCGAGGGAGACTGCCCTGGACAGTGCCATTACAGCGGAGGAGACCGCACGCGAGCAGGCAGACACCGCTCTGGGCAACAGGATAACAGCCGAGACCACCGCGAGAGAATCCGCAGACACCGAGCTCGGTGCAGACATTGGAGCGGAGACCGCGAGGGCGAGACAGGCGGAGCAGACCAACGCGCAGGCAATCGCCGCCCATGTGGCCGACAGGGCCAACCCCCACGAGGTCACGAAGGCGCAGTTGGGCCTCGGCAACGTGGACAACACCAGCGACCTCGACAAGCCGATAAGCACCGCGACGCAGAGTGCCCTGGACGGAAAGGCCACCGTCTCGGAGGTCCAGAGCCTGGACATGAGGGTCGGGGCATTGGAGGCGGGGAAGGCCGACCGCGAGGACATAACCTCCCTCCGCTCCGAGCTGGACACCAAGGTCGGGATCTCCGAGGGAGAGACCCCCTGGAGCTCCACGGTCGAATACCACGCCAACGCTTTCACTAACGCCAACGGCACTCTCTACCGTTCATTATCGGCAGGCAACATCGGCAACCCGCCCGCCAGCTCCCCGACCTGGTGGGCAATCTACTCGCCCGCATCGGGATCCTCGGGCCTGGTCGGTCCCGATAACCTCTACACCGAGGATATAGGGGACGGCTCCGCCACCACCATCGCAATCACGCACAACCTCGGCTCCTACGATGTCCTCTGGAGCATTTGGAGCAACAGCGACAAGGGCGTGACAGGGGTCAAGGCGGTCAAGACCAGCACCAACGTCCTGACCCTGACCTTCTCCAGCGCCCCCGCCACGGACGAGTACCGCGTCCTGGTATTCCGTCCGGGAGACGCCGCGAGGATCTACGAGCAG